CCGTCAATATCTATACTGCCGTCTACCTTACTCCTAGCGTCGAATCCGTTATCTATAGACGCGTTATACCAATGTTTAAAGATTTTATTGTTATTCTTACTAGCAGGTATTGTGAAACTCTTAGAGTAATCGCCTGTATTCTTAGTAATATCGCTCACGTCTAAGACAGAGCTAACAATATCCACGCTCTCGTCCTTGTATTGGTCTAGTAGTTCGCCGTTAATAAATAGATTAACCATGCTTATATGTTATTTATTTCGTTGTAGCTCTTCTCAAACGTCATTGTGTAGTTGATTAGCCTGTCGTTTGTCTAGTCTTAAACTTTTGAGATGTCATTTTTAAGTTTAAAGGCGTGTATACCCCACTCGCAAAGCTCCATATACGCTCCGTTAGTAGTATCTGTTTAACAATCTCATTCATATCCTCGTCAAGCCAACCCGTTTCTGCCGTTAATGTAGTCCTAGCTTGCACGCCGTACCTAACAAACTGATGGAATCCGTCCGATGCCTGCCCTCTGTTGGTCTCGAAACTGCTATCCGTTACGTTTATGCTCTCCTCTTGCTTTTTAAATAGCGTAAAACTCTGCAAAGCGCCGTCTTTGTTTTGGAAAAATGTATCTAAGGGAGTATACTTGCACTCTCTTGTAATGTCTAGCGTTGTAGTTTTGCCGTTCCAGATTATCTCTATATAAGACTCGTTTGTAGCTACGGCTAAATCAATCCAAAGATACTTTACAACCTCATCGCTGAGGTCTGACTGCGTAGGTGTAGCGCTATAATTTATATTTAACGCAGGATAAGACTTTACGGTTATAGACTCCGCAGTCGTTATCGTTATAGGTACGTAGATAGGAAATACAAAACTGCCCTGTCTGTTAACTTTATATTGCTGTGGTATTAATAAAGTGTTATCGGTTACAGCCGTAACATTTCTGCCCTCGTTTCCGTAAGCATATCCTAGCGTCATTATATCCGTAGCCTCATGCTCTACAGTAGCGAGGTCGTCATAGGTTACAAAGGTGTAAACCCATTGTTGGTTATCTCCGTCAATAACTTGCACTCCAGAAACTAGCGACGGACTAGGCTCTTTAAATTCGATATAGTCTTGTATAATTGCGTTTATATTTATGCTATGCGTTCCTGTCGATGCCGTTGTGTTTTCGTAGGTTATATGGTAGCTATTAGTAGAGTCTGGAGTAGACTTGTCGCCGTTCCAAACCCAAACATTTAGCGTGTATTTATCGCAGGTTGTTACACCATACACGAGAGGTGTATCTATATAGTACGGACTTAATGCTCTTATCATTATGTTATTGTTACGTTATTACTTTTTATATTCATTTTATCGATGAGGTCTAAAGCAAAAGCCTCTCCTATATCGTCGCCTAATCTTAGTATCTCGTTATCCAAAGCGTCGGTAAAAAATGCGTCGTCTCGATACCTGTGTGAAATACGCTATTTGCTATAGCATACAGCAAGCTCTTGCGTTTCATAAACTTTCCCTTTGCATCTCTTGGCGCTATACCCTTGCGGATAGTCCAACCATTGAAAGCCATAAAAGGAGGTTTGTCTTTGCGATATTTAAATTTATTATTTGTTACTTTCTTTAGTTTCCAAGGCTTTGGACTTTTTAACTTTACGCCCATTTCCGACGCCTTAGTTCCTCCCTTTCCTTTTACCCCTGCGTCTACATACTCCCAGTAATCCGCTAGAGTAAACTCGATGCCCTTGCCCTTGAGTTTATACTTCAAAGACTTATCTAGCTCTCCGCCGCCTTTCTTTTTTTTCTTTAGATTGGCTCTTGCTTGAGTTACTACATTGCTCCCTAGCTTATCAAATATTTTCTTTAAGTTATCCAATAGCAGAGGTTTGTTTCTGAGATAGGCATTTCAACATCGAAAGACATATCCCACCCGTCTAATAAATTCTTATCCGAGTACGTTATCTGTTGCAAGGTAGGACTATCTGACGCCGTTATATTATTAGTTGCAAAGTCTCTATTCATTTTTACCCATAGCGCATTTAAACACGTTAGCGTCGAGTTAAAATTATCTGTCGAGTTATCGTTTAGATAAAATTTATCGTTTACATTCTCTTTGTTAATCTCTCTAATATCCAAGACTTGTATATTTAAGCTAAACGAGATTGTAGCCGTAGAGGTAAAAGTCGCCTCTGTTATATCTATATTAAAAAGCGGAAACAAGTTTCCTTTGTTGAGGTCTATATCCTCGCCCGTCGTTATAGTCTTGACGTACTCGTCCTGCTCCGCTAGAGCTTTTATATATCTTAGTAGTGTACTGTATGCGTTCATTATAATTGTGTTACGTTTGGTTTTCTTAGTTGCGCCTCCATTTTCTGCCTGTCTAATTTATGAGCTAGGAACGTGTGAAACTCGTGTACCTTTGTCGCTAGTACTTTGTCAATTTTCAGTATATCGTTATTTGCTAACATATCAATACTCACGTACCAATTCCATTTTTTAAAATAGCTTGAGGCTTGTTTCTCTCCTCCAGAGCTTTCGTAGATTTCTGGATAGCCTCCTTTAATTCTCTCGATAAACTCCAAAAAAAAACCAGCGCGCCGTTTACTACATTCATAGGACAGGCTCTCATGACCTCGTCATTCTCTTTATTATGGCTGTAGGGCAGTATCTCGTAGTTCCCGAAAGAGTCCTCCTCTGTAATCCTGCGAAATAGTATAGCCATTATTTTATGCATATCCTCGAGCTGCATTCCTATAGTGCTGAGGTCTACATACTCCGCCGTCGTTATCTCGTCTAGGTTTGGTATAAAGCCGTACTCTACTCCGTCAAGCATAAAGCGCTGCTCGAATCCTACCTCTTGCTCACAGGCTGCAATTATCTGAGCCATTAAACCCTCGTAGTCTTTATGTACTAGTTTTTTAACGTCTTGCTTTTTGATTCCTGTAAACAGAGATATAACTCTCTCGACCATTCCTTGCTCCGTTAGAGTATCCTCTCTTGCTCTCAATGCCTCAAATTTGACGTATTGGTCGAGAGTAATATCTGCGATGTTTTCGGGTACTAAAATGTTAATGGTCTCTGTCATATATATAAGACGTAAATTAAGCGCGTTTTGTTTCTTACCTTATCTCTACCTTTCCACGATTCGCAAGCAAATGAGAAACTCCGTATCTGAGTGCATCTAGACTATGGTTGTACAAATCACAAAATAAATTAGCTCCCTTATCTGAATAGATATAGTTGTTTAATTCCTTTGCCATATTGTTAGAGTCTGGATGCACGACAAGCTCGTAGTCTTGAATCAATGCCACACCTGCCGCGATACTCCCTGCGCCTTTCTTAGCGCCTCTAATGTTAAGACCTAGCTTTTGCATCTCTGCGATAGTTCCTGCGCTTGCGCTGTCTCCTATGATTAGATTGCGCCCTGCTCTCTGTCTATTGATTGCGTATATTTCGGAGATGGTTAACTTCGATTTATATAGCTCCTCCTTTGCGTAGATTATTTTGTTCTTTTTATCTATGGCAATAGCGACTAAGGTTGTCGGGTCTGTAAAGCCGTAATCCTGTCCAAATATAACCTGCAAGCCGTCGGGGTTAAACTCTCCAAATCGCCAATTACTATAAACGACGCCCTCCGCTTTTGATAGCCAAGAGCCTAGCACGACGTGATTGTATTTTATTGGATTGCTTACTTTCATATCCTCGAAATAGTCTAGTATCTCGTCGGGTACAAATTCCAAGCAATCGAGGTAGGAGGTATGTATATAACAGACGTTATCCTTTACGCCGTTAAATCCCTCCTGCACGCCTCTACTCTCGTAGTACTTCATGTAGATAAAATGTTCCTTACTCGTAGGGTTTAAGATTAACACCTTTATATTTCGGTTTGGATTGCTTGCGTCGTTACCTCTAATCGATAGCACTATCTTGTCGTAGATTGCCTCGTCTTGCATCTCCTCCGCCTCGTCAAGTATGAGCATCGAGAAATCTTTTAACCCCTTGAGGTTTGCTGTCTGGACTCCCGAGCCTGCCTTTAATCCTTTAAAGACTATTTTGCTTTTATTGAATTTTGATACAATCCTGTTTTGTTGCGACTCGAAAGAGTCCTCCAGATTCATGATTTCGATTTTCTCCTCTACCTCTGCAAAGATGGAATCCTTCAGAGAGGCGTTTGTATACCTTGAATATAAAATTCGATGCCCATACTTCGTGCAACTATTTAAAGCGCTTAGAGACGTTGCAAATGACTTCTGAGAGAATCTGCCGCCTGTTATAATAAACGTATCCACGCCGTCGGGTATATCGAACAATGGCGCAAATTTTTCGCTGAGGTTTATATTACTCATCCTCTGGGGTTACGTCAATAGCTGAGGTAAAAGAAATAGTCGGAATGTTTACGCTGTTGCCCTCTGAGGTTATATCCACGCTTTGCATTGGTTTGCCGACTGTATACTCTAGGTAGAGCTTGGCGCTCTGAACGTCTCCAGACATCGCGCTTGCCTCTAAAGTTTGAAAGACAGCTATAAAGTTCTCTTGAGAGGTTGCCTCCGTTATAAGCTGCTTAAATTGATTCTTGCGTCTGTCTATTCCTTTCGTCTTTGTAGACCAACCGACGTTGCCTGCTCCTTTTGTCATATTATTAATAGGCGTTAACTATTAGTATTAACCCTATATATAAGACGTAAATATATATACTATTGTTTCTTATATAAAAAACCCCACCGATTAAGGCAGGGCTAACAAACTAAACAAACTAAACAAAAATTAACTAACGTCTACGAGTCCGTCTCTGTAGTGATTTACAACTACGCCCGTTTTTAATGTGATTGTTTTATAGGGTACTATTGAATTTTTACTAGGAATTTATGTATTAATTTTCTCATTATTTAAAAGTCTAGGGTTTTTTTAATTCCTTTGCAGCTTGTAAGCCTGCTTTAAATTCGTGCCTCGAATGCGCACCTATAATTGTAATTAAAATATGCTGCTGCTTAGAGTTTAAATCTAGG